GCCAATATTATCTGTTACTGCAAGTAAAGATGTACCTGTGCCGGTCGTTGTTGTCGATATAGAAACAGTAGGAATAGTTACATAACCAACCCCACCAGTTTTAAGAAATATTCTAGACATTGCGCCGCTATAATCTGTTGTTTCTTCTATTGCAAATCTATCCGAGCCAGAACTATAGGCATCTTTACTCGTTTGATTTATAGACCACTCCATACCGATATTATGACCAGCATCTGTTGAATTTGAATCCGTTCCATTCAAAATAATATTTTCACCAATGCTGCTAGCAGTTGCTCTTTCCATTTCAATAGAAAATAATTCAACATGGGTTGTTGTGCCAGATTCTGAAATTAAAAAATCACCGGCATTCGTAGATTTTGTATCTGTACCTTCTAATACAAGTGAGCCATCGATGATTGAAACAAATCCCTCAGCTGCAATTATCTTTAAGTCACTACTTGTAAATGTAAGAGTATCATTTACTTCATATTTGGTTCCAGCATCATCGATCACTACATCACTTACTGATCCACCATTAATATTTTGAATTCTTGCTGTTGAAAAACCATTACCAATAGAAGTATTTGCATCAAATTCAATATCTTGAGCTTCTCTATATAAGGCACTTCTATCTGTAACCACGCCAGTTGCTACTACATTTTTAAGTGTAAACGTCATGATGACATCTTGCACTGTAGAAGTTGTAGTTAAAATTTCACCTTCTATGAAAGTAAATTTAGTACTAATAGAATCTGGATTGAGCTCAAATTCTACAATTGCAGCACCACCTTCTGAAAATGAACTAGCAGAAGCAATAATTGCGGTTGCATCAGAAGTTTTACCATTTATAATTGTTCCAACTGCTTCTAATGCATCTATATTTGTAAGCGGAGCACATCTCATAATGGTTTTATTGCCCCACTTACCATCAGAAACTCTCATCATATATTTGTTTGGATACATTACATCAGCAGATTCATCAAGAATCATACGCATGAAAATCTTGTGACCTTCGGATGTTCCTTTGGCCCGATATAACTCACGAATATTCTTGATTAAATTTCTTTTATTAATACCTGGCGCAAGTGTGAGAGGAATTGCATTCATAAATTCATCACGAAAATTATCTAGAAAATCATAAATGGTATTATCAACATCAGCATAATCTAACAACTGTTGTATGTTCTGTACAGGGTTTGCACGATATCTAACAACTGTGCCTGATGAATTAGAGGTTCCACCAGATATGGTTTCCCCTGTAATAAATTTTTGTTGTGATGTAATGAAAAGTCTTGGAGTACTAGTATTGCCCAAATCATCTACAAGAACTGTTGCGGTTGCTTTGGATGTTTCACCAGTTATAGTTTCTCCTGCAGCGAATTTACCGCCGCCATAACTAGATAAGTTGAAAGCCCCCTCTGCAACTCCGACACCATTTTCTAAAACAATTTTATCACCACCAACATCTAATACAAAAGATGGTGTTTCTAATTCTAAAAGAAGGTTATCTATATTTGATGTAAGACGTAGTTCACCAGCTTCAAGATATTGATAATAATGTTTTAGAAAGCGAGAAAATACAGGATGGTCTGACTGAATAAAATCAGGCAACTGGCCATCTATTTGAGTACTAATCTTAGTATTCAGTTTTCCTGATGGTGCGGCATCAAATTCTTTTTCTCTAAAAGCCATTGTTTAATAACTCGCTGTTGTTGTATAAGCAGACGTTGGTGTGTAAGTAGTACCAGCGCCGCTATCACCTACTGCAACAGTATCAATTTGTCCTGTTATTATAGTATTGACAAAATCAATTTCTAACACCTGATTGCGAACTGGAATAATATCCTTAGAATTTGGAACCGCCGTGATACGAATTTGAGTAGAAGCTGCACCATCAACATTATCAGCAGAAGTAATATAAATTGAATCAGTAACAATTTTTCCTGTTGCGTATGTTACCGTTCCAGCAGTTGAATCAGCATAAATTCTAGCACCAGCAGAAACATAATACAATCTCAAATTTCCAGAGCCATCATCATCGTAGTAATGTATATTAGTAGTATCACCACTAATATAAAATCCCGTTGAAGCAACAACTCCACCAGCCGATTTGTTATGATCAGAGTGAGGATTATAAATCGCATTATTAAAATTAATGTTATATGATGTTGCGGCAGTAGTAGTTGGTGTAAATTTATGAGCCATAGTTATATTTGTTGCATTACTCATAATTGAAGAATTCGTATTATCAATAAGACCCAAAACTTTTGAATGTCTAAACAACCCCTCAAACTGTTCTAGGTCAGAAGTGTTATAGTTTTGTAAAGTAGTTGAAACCAAAGATTCTAATTCTGGCCCAGTTGATGTAGTTGCAGTGGAATTAAATTTAAATGTTACGTTCAAAATCAAATAGGTTGTTAATGGATCAACAATAACAGGTGTAGTTGATGCAATCGTATAAGGAGCAAAATCTGCTAGCAATTGTGTTTTTTCTGCTGATGTTAATTCAAGCCCAGTAGTTGATTTGATAGAAATGAAAACTTTGCCATATTCTGCTGTACTCACTACGCCAAGACTTGTATCGAATGAACCGCTCTCTCCACCAAACACTGATACCGACTGAGTATTTGCAAATAATTTCTTTGCATATACTTTATAGTCCTCAGCAGTTACACATCTTCCTTGAGATGCATAATCAAGTGGGGCATTATATTTAATTGATTTAAGAGACTCAGCATCAGAACCACCAGTAGCAGATGATACAGTAGCAACTGCGACATCAGTAATCGATGCAATTGCAGCAGAGTTTGAAAATATGGCAGCACCGTTTGCATCCGATTTGTTACTAACAACATAAGTCATAATTACAATATTATCATCAGACAATGCACTACCAATAACACCATCACCAAAATAAATCTCAAATTTACCAGCCTCAACTTCCTGTAAAAAATATACATTGCTTGAAGTTGTAACTTGAGTTATGTCTGTTGCTTCTGTATATGTTGATGTTGTTGTATCAGACGATGAAGTTTGAATTTTGACTGTAAGAGTCCTTGTATCGGCCCTATTATCTCTAAGAAGAAATCTTTGATCTGCATCAGAAGTATCAACGGTATATCTTGTTGTTACAAAAGTTCCTTCATAAATCTTAATGTCATTAAAGGTAATGCCAGAACCAATGTTAGAAGCAGTAACATCATTAGCACTAACAAATTGATAATCTGTTCCATCATTAGAAGTCGTAAAAACTGTGCCTGCATCCATCGATGCTGTAGCTAGTGTCGGAGTGTTTAATGTAACATCAACTGTTGCGGTAGCCGCTCTAGCAGAAGCAGGAACATAACCTAAAGTCTTTGCATGAGAAACTACACTAGAACGCAATGACGCACTATCTAAAAACATTTCATTTGCAAGCATATTTGCATTGAATCCAAGATAATGCGTATTGTATGAGAGAACATCTAGAAGGGCATTCATACCAGAACCTTCAAAATCATAATCGGTAAATTCAGTTTGCCCTCTGAGGAAAATTTTCAGATTATTCTTTACTTCATCAAAGTCAAACTCTGTTACATTTAATCTTTTATCATTTACTGCCATTATCGTAATCTTTCTAGAAATACTGTTAAGTCCACTAATTCGGTTGGAGCATTCACAACAAAAAATTCTATTGTACACTCATATTCATTACGATCTAAATTTGGTATAGCCCGAACAGATATCAGTCTAGCTCTTGGCTCAAAATTTTCAATAACATCTTCTATCTTTCTTGTAAGAATGTGTGCTGTCAAGGGAGTCATCGGCTCAAATAATATTCCTCTCACACCAGAACCAATCTCTGGATGAAAAGGTTTTTCATAATGGTTCGTCAACACAAGATTACGAATAGAGCGCTTGACTGCTTGAATATCAGTTACCTTACTGATATCTTTAGATGTTGCCTTCTTGGCAAAAAATAAATCCAAGTCCGTATACTGCCGCACATTACGATCAATATCATTTTGGCCTTGTGCATCTGTATGTGCAGTTGGTGCTGCCATTATAGACTCCTCTTTTTATTATTTATAAGATGTCTCATAATTATCTGCGATATTAACTTCCGATATTACTGCCTCAATGTTGTCGTGCCAATAGTTTAAAAATCTATGTACTCTTGGATATTCTGGTCTTACGTCTGATGTTTGCCAAATGAACTCTTGAAGTATGTGAGTGTAATCCGGCATCCAATAAAGAATATTTATAGTCACTATGGTATTTCTTATTAGTATCATTGTTACTAATTTGGATCATACTTACTATTGAATTTGTATTTGATAAAAAATTGCAGAGTGTTCTCTTGAGTATCACCAGTATATTCATATAGAGTAGGAGTTACAAGCACTACTCTAATGGGGGAATGTTCTTTGCCAGATTCCTCTAATAAATATGTATCTGTAATTTTTTTTCCTTGTTGAGCTCCGGCTTGAGCAGATATTGTCTTACCTAGCTCTTTTGATTCGAATGACAAACCAAAAGACCCTGGATGGCCATCTGGAAAAATTTGTTTCATACCCGAACCTCGTTTTATTTCTTCTTTAGTCCACCCAGGGGCGCCCATAGATTGGTTAGTTGTTGTTGCATCACTTTCACTTAGATGAGTAAGATTTACATATCCAGCCACTCTTGGAAAATAATTACTAGCTGGCCGCCATCCCAACAAAGGAGCCCCGAGAGTATCAGAATAGTGTAACGGCCATATCGTTTTTGTAGAAATTAACTGATTAGAAAATCCGTCTTTACTAACATTGCTCTTTACGGATTTTCCATCCTCATCAACTACTGTAGCATCTCTGGATGTAGTAACTTTAATTGTTGATACTTTCCCACCAGCACTTGCTGCGACAGCTGTAGACTTTGAAGCTACAGTATATGCTCCAGTATCCTTTGTAGGAAGCGTTTCAGTTTCAGTTGATTTTCTAAAATATTTATTATGATCATCTACTGCTTTAGTTTTTGCAGCAGTAACATTAGAATTTGCAAGCTGTACAGAAGGTTTCTCTGGAAGCGAATCCTCTGTGGCCTGCAAAACTTCTGAGGCCTTTTGAACAGCATTACCTCCAGCAGCTGGAACTTCAAAATTAGGAACAGCATCACATAAATTTCCAGCACCCGTTATTGCTGTTGCAGCATCTGAAACTAAAGTATCCAAAGAAAATCCACTAGCAGTTAATTCAGTACCAAACTTTGTTGTAATATCAGCAAGTAATCTCGTATATTGTCCACTGCCTGGAATCAAGCTAGATAAACTAGTAAGTTGCCCTTGTAAGTTTACATTGGGAAGTGCTGGCAATGCTGGAATCATTGCTTTCAGGTCTGCTACTAATGAAGTAACATCAGTATCCAAAGTAGCTTTAAGTGCCGAAGCATCAACCTCTAATCCATCAGTAGCACTGGTCATCATTGATTCAAATTTAGTTTGAATCGCATTAAACTCTGGACTTGCGCCACACAAATTTGGAACTTTAAAGTCGGCCATATCAATCTCCTACATTAACATTTAAAGAACCAGCAGCAGTTTGTGTATTTGTGTGTTCCAAAATATCTATTGCTGCTGAGTCTGGTGTATTATTAACAACTGCAATCCCACCTATAAATACATTGTTCGATCCGGCCGTTAATGCACCAGCACCATGAGAACTTACATTTCCATTTATCGCAATTAACTTACTGTTTGCGTAAACTGTTGTATTTCCACTTACTACTGTAGTGGCACCACAAGCTCTTGCATCTTCATGTCTATGTACGGCTGCCATTTAATTCCCCCAACCTAGTTCAAGTTAATCAATGCAGAATCTACATCTACTTCTGTTGTTGCATCCATATCAATAGTTGTCTCTGATTTAATGTGCATAGTTGTAGCAGATTTTAAATTTAGTTTATCACCAGACTTGAATGATGTAATACCTGATAAAGTTGTTGTAGATAAATTATTATTAGCAACTATGGTAATATCACCAGAAATTGCGTATGGTTCTTCAGCATATGTGGGCCCTGTTGCAGCAATCTTGATAGCATTTTGTACACTTAGGCTGCTGGTATCATTAATGATTCTAACTTCAGACTTTTCAATTATTGTATCAACATTTCCAGTAATTCTACCTTTCACATCCCCATTAATTTGATATCCATGATTGCCCCGTATCTCTTCTTCACGATTTCCACCCGCCACACCAGCACCAATTTTGACACGATGATTTTTGTGGATTTTTTGAGTATAATTTCCCTCAACCTCTAAATGATAATCGCCTTTGATGAGTTCTCTAACATCTCCACCCACTGTTAAATCAACATTTCCGGAAAGATAGACTCTAGAAGCACCAGCAACAATTTCATAGTTGTCACCGATTACTTTTACAACTTTATCTCCTTTAGGATGTATCTCTTCAAATGTTCCAGAAGTATGCTGAGTAAATAATCTTTCTGCGCCAGGAGAATCATCTATCTCATGTATATGTCCAGACTCACTTTCATGAACATGGTTGTAAGGATATTGTCCAGAACGATAAACCTTTGCATTTTTTGTTGTTGATTTAGGATGTGGTTCATTCCAAAATCCACGAGTCTCTTCAACAGAAGCATCTGATACTTGTTTAAGATAAGGCTGCGTTGCAGTAGGAACAC